CTCCCGAAGTGAAGATTAGTAGAGATTTTGATATAGAAAGATTAATTGGACAGGATATTACAGCTTTGACATCATTATTTGATCAGCAAGTCATTGATAGAGAAGAATTTAGAGACATTTTAGTTCAAGGTGAAGTATTACCTAGTGCAAATGAGGTCAAATCTGAATAATCTGCTAAGATAATATACAAGTACACAATTAATTATGGCTGGATCTATAGACCATGTTCTACAAGCTGATGGAACATACAAATGGGAAGTAACAGAGTTAAAACCTAAAACAAGAGAAACAACTGAAGTTACTTCGGAACCAAAAGCAACTAAGAAAAAAGTTTCAAAGAAGAAAACAACAAATCCTCTTTCTGAATAATTTATGGCAATCGAAGAAAAAGTGATCGAACAAACACCAGAAACTTCTGTACCAGAGGTCACAACACCAGCTCCTCCTGTAGATGATTTAGCTAAACAGTTACAGGATGCAAATGAACGTGCTGCAAAGGCAGAGGCATTAGCAGATCAGCAACGTAAAGCTGCGGAAGAAGCGGAGCAAAAATTTAAAAATGCTAAAAGTAAAATAGGTCAATACTATGAGGATAGAAATAAGGCATTAGAAGATCAAGGAATGTATAAGCCCTTATGGGAAGAGGCAAATAAAACAAATCAAGAAATGCAAAATGAGGTAAACAACCTTAAACAACAGATTCAAGATTTAAAAAGTTCTAACGAAGCTGCAAATACTAAACAGGAAGCATTAGCAGCAATTAGTAATGTTGGAGCTATAAATGCGGAACAAACTTTGTCATTATTACAAGGAAAGTTACAAAGAAACGCTGAAGGAAAGGTAGTTGTTCTTAACGGTGGAGTTGAACAAGATTTCAATACTTATCTCAGTAGTCTCAAAAATCCTGGTAGTGGTTGGGAACATCATTTCAAACCAAGTTCAGCAGCAGGAATGGGTGCAAAACCAACTCCTACAGCAAACGTGGGTGGAGGACAGGTAAATCCTTGGAAAACGGGCAATATCACTCAACAAATGCTAATATCGGAACAAGATCCTCAGATGGCAGCCGTGCTGAAACAAGAGGCTCAGAACACTTAAAAAAAAGTAATTTCTATAAATCCGTGATTTAGGAACTTACTATCAAGTCCGTGGCTTGAAGAGTGTTACCAAATCCGTGATTTGGAAATGTAAAACTAATTTTTTAATAAGCCAATGGCTGCTCCGTTTCAGAATTACTCTGGTGGTGTCTTATTAGCTGACATCGTAAAGAGAAATAATTTGAGCACCTATGTTTCTGAGGCAATCAAAGAACGTAGTGCTTTTATAAGATCTGGTGCTGTTGTAAGAAACTCACTTCTTGACGCATCAGAAGGTGGAACAAGAATCCAAGTTCCAGAAT